CCTAAGATAAAGATTGGAGGGACGTTTTAAGCCCCTCCCGCCTTTAATTAAGTCCTAATTAAGGACCGTTAACACCGTAGATTGCTCTAGGGTCTGTCCAACCAAAGCTATATCTTTCGTAACCTTTAGCCTTAGCATTCATTGTATCAAAATCATTGTCTTGATCAAATTGAATACCTACGCGGCTGTAGTACTTAAGACCGTTTTGGATGTTAGTACGAACAAACCATGCATTTGGTGATGTTAAGTAGTGATTCATTACGATACCTTCTGGTAACGCATTTGTAGCCACTAAAACGTTCACTGCATTGTTTGCTGTTGAAGGTGTGTATGCTGACTTAAGAATACGATGAGCATTCCAGAAGTTTTGACGAGCAACGATTAAGCTTCTTGGCATAACATTGATCAAAAGACCACGGTCATTTTGGAAACCCATAATTGCTGTTAAAGCGTCTTCGATAGAAGCTTCAGATAAGTCTGCATCTACAGCTGGTTTGTTAGCAAATGTGCCACCAGATGTATTAGGATGAGCTGTAGAACATAATTCTACACCGTCACCACCTTTGTATGTTGAGTTAAATGCACGGTTGTACACGTTAGCACCAACGTTTTCTTTCGTTTGACGGAAAGACATTGCTAATGCAGCTGCACGACGACGTGACACTTGCTCATAAAGATTGTCATCCAATTCTTCTTTAGTAACGATATAACCTAATGCGTAAGCAATATGTGTATAACGTGTTGTGAAACCTTGGATTTCAGAATCGTAAGCAACACCAGAACCTTCAGGTTTTTGCGGAGCTAAACCGAAGCCTGTGAGTTGTACGTCTTCTTCATAGTTCATTGATGATGTGTCGCTATCGAACAATTTATCATATTCTGTTGCATGTTCGTCATAGACTTGACCCCACCATGCTTTGATCCCAGGCCAGAGGGCTTTAGGATGTGAAGCGGTTGTTATAATACCAGCCATGTTATATTCTCCTTAATTAAGCTGTGCCAACTGGGTTGAGGAATTGATGCTTGTTCCATTTTACCAAAGCTTTAGCATAAGCACCTGGCTCATTATCAACGCGTTGTGATAGGCCGATGATTTGCAATGGTAATGCTAATGAACCAGAAGATCCAATAGCTAAGAATGAAGCAGCATTCAATACTGTGTTAGATAACGGTGCTGATTGAGCAAGAGTTGTTTGGTTAGCAGTAATTGTTAAACCAGCATTCTTGAAAATGTCAGCAACTGCTACACCAGTAGCGTCACCTTGTACTTCGAAAATAACACTTGGATCATCAACTACGTAAACGTAGCGAGTACCAGAGTTAAGTGGTAAGTAGATTGTGTTGAGAGCTAGTGTAGTACCAACTAGTGATACACCTGGATCTGCAACACGGATACCAACGATAACACCAACTGGAGTATCAGTAGTAGCCGCTTTTGTAACATAAGGTACACCGTTTGCATCGCCTGAACCAGCAACTTTTACAATATCACCGATAGCGTATGTATTTGTTCCGTCGTTAGCGATAGCATAAAGGCGACCCTGCTCATTGTAAGCTGCACCAGTAATTGTTCCTACTGGAGACAAGCCACGAGGGGTATTTGCGTTTGCCATTTTATTTCCTTTTAGAAATTAAGTTATTTAGTATTGTATTTGATACCTTCTCTTGGAGTATAAAAACCTTCAGCAGTAGTACCGCTCTTAGTATTTACACCACCACGAATTGCATCATCTACACGATCATTACGTTTTTGTATCTCCGCTTGGTCCTCATCATACCATTCTTGTTTAATTTTTAACAAGTAGGCATATAGACCGTCGCCTTTCTCACTACTACCAACGAGGTATCTTACCTTATCTCCTAAGTCTGTATTACCAGACGTCACACTATCTTTAACACCGCCCACCTCATCAGGTTTAACAAATTCCCAACCACCATCGAGTGCGGATTGGATACGACCAGGTTCATCATTGAAAATGTGAAGCTTGTATCCAGGAATATCATGATTAACAGTTAACTTAGCTTGAGTACCATTAAATACGTTTCTAACACGATCACGTGTAGGACGATCATTTACTGTTCTTGCTAATGCCTGTTCTTTTTTCTCTTCGATTGTTAATGCTCTTGCCATAATTGTTCTCCTTAATTCCAGTCGTAATTATCTACATATTCTTGTTTAGATTTAATCCATCCATTTTTAATAAATCGATCACATGCTTGTTTTGCATCAGGTGGTAAATTATCATAGGATTTTTTACCAGATGATGTACCTCCTCTAACGTTACCAGTAGAATCTACTGCACTACCCTTAGCTTTATTACCTAAGGTTTTATGAGGAAAGTACTCTGCTATTTTTTCATCAAGCTTATCTAAAAAAGCACGACCAGTAAGGTGAGGGAATTGTTTGCGTACTGATGAACCTAACCCGTTAGCTACATCTGTCATTTCAAGGTCTTGTCCAAACCATTGATTACGACCTAACCAACTTTGTAAATCTGGGTCTTCTGGTACACTAACTTGAGCTTCAGTTTTTTGAGGTTCTACAGGTTTCTTTTTAGATTCCTCTTTAGCCTCTTTCTGAGCTTCTTTTAATGAATCAATTTGATCGTCAATATCAACTACCAAATCGCCATTCCCTGCTGCAATTGCTTCTCGTTTTTTAGTTTTTAACTGAGCTATTTGTACTTCATACTCAGCTGCTTTACGTTCAAACGATTCTTTTTGGAACTGTTTAAATTCCTCTACAGAAGCTTTTATGCTGTCAATTTCTTTGGCTTTTTCATCCAATTTCTTCATAAGAAGTTCATTGTTCTTACGTAAAATAGGATTAATTTCTTTACCACGTTTAACAAAAACCTCTGCATCTACCCAGTCATCTTCTGATCCTCTAAACTCTTCTTTTGGAACCCATCCAAAGAGTCTAGCTTCTTTTTCAATTTGTGGATCAAGTTGTGCTGGTTGTTGATCACCACTTGGTTCTTGTTGTTGGTCTACTACTTTGTTTTCTTCTGTCATGTTATCTCCTAATCGACTATTGCTACAACATCTAAATCGTTAATGATTCGGTATTCTTTGTTATCAGCTCCCTGATAGATTAAACCAGAGTACTTACCAAAGATTACATGATCACCAGCCTTAGCCCATGGCTCAGGTTGATCTAACCATGCACTACCGCCAACTTCGACAATAGTACCTTTTAGTTGTGCTAGCCTTTCTCTATCTCTTTCAAGACCTACTGAAACAATAATACCACTTTGTGTTGTTTCTTCCACTGGATCTGGAAGTATTAAAACTCTATGACCCTTTGGATGAATACCACTAGTATTTTGCATCTTCTCTTGCTCCTTCTACTAAATCCTCATATGTTATATTAAGGATATTTAATACTGCACTACATCTACCTTTTACTTCTTCTTCATTGTCCACATTACTACGGACAAGCATTTCTTTCATGTATTCCCTATCATTGTGTAGGGATTTCTTCAGTGCTTTGGTTACTGGGTTCTCCACCCAATCCAAGAACTCCTGCTGCGTTATTGTCATACTCTACTGCTCCCTCGGTTGCTTTCATCATTAACTCAATAGATCTAAGAATACCTTCTTGTTTAGCTTTAGCAGCTCCCAATTGAGTTTGCAACATGGCAATATCATGACCTGCTTTAACACCACCTGCTTCTTCAAGTGCTTTAGCCGCGTCAGCTTCCATCTTAAGTATCTTAGCTCTATTAACCTCAGCCTCTTGTTGTAATTTCATGACACCAAGTCTAAACTTAGTTTCAAGTGATAATTTACGTTCTTGGGCTTTAATTTGTTCAACTTGAACCTTAACATCTGGACCGCTTTGGATAGCGTTAGGACCTTTAGGATCAGGAAGAACTTCTTCAATGTTAGGTATCTTGAGTGCTTCAAGATATCTGTACATAACTTTATATGTATTAAATCCAGGTACCATAAGAGCTGTTTGTTTAAGAGTCTCAGCTTGCATAATACGTTGTACATCAGATACAACATATGGATCTGCAGCTGGTCTTAAGTCTGTAGCATTGCTTTCATAGTCAGAAGATAAAACAGCATTACCACAGAATCTAAACTCTTCTGGTAGGTATAGTTGATTTAATCTGTATACTTTACGTAACTCTTCGTTTAATGAACGATAGATACGTTTAAAGATACCTGCAAATACTTTCATACCTTGTTCAGCCATAGTACGTGATGTTTCTGCTGGTGTATTTTGACCAACATTCTCACCTACCATAATGTCTGTAGAACCTACGATTCTTTCACCGTAGTTAACAAGGGTTGTTAATAATGTATATAATACTTGTGAAGGTTCACGAACAGGTAATGGATAAATACCTTTTGCTAAGTCTTCGCCAGTAGAATCAACATGCTTCCACTCCAAAGGAGCAAAGTTATAATTACCACCGCGGATTTTGATTCCTCTAGATAGAAATCCGCCAGCAGTATTAGCCATGGTACCAGCATCAACAAGTTGATTAATGATTGTATTGATAGATTCATTTAATGGTCCTAAAAGAATACCAAAACCAATATCATAGAATCCACCATCAGGTGATGGAATAAATGAATATTTAGTGAAATAGCTTTCAGGTTTAATACTTAAGATTTCACCTTTACCATTTCTTTTAATTGAACTCTCAAAATAATTTGCTACAATACGAACTACTTTGCTAGTGTCTTTATGTACTGTAATAATGTATGGCTCTTTAAAACCATCACCATCTAAATCTTCCCAACGATGTTGTTCAATAAACTCGTATGGAGTTGCTGGATCATTATTAGGTTGATTAACACCTTGTGCTTGATCTTGAGCTTGTGATAAGTTGTCTTCGTCAGCTGGTTGTTGAGGAAATAATTTAAAGTCACTCCAAATACCTCTACGTTGTCTTGACAATACATCGTTAGCTGACAAGTAAAGAACGTGTGATTGACGATTACAATCTTTTAAATTCTTTGTCCAATATGAAACAACAAAGTCTTTAGCTAAAACGTTTTCTGAAATAGGATGGTCTTCATTGAAGTCCCAATATGTTTTCTTAAATGCACAACCTACGATAGGTACTGTGATAAGAACTTTATCCATTTCAGCTTCCCAACATTGATCTTGTTTGAGAAGTTGGTAGCTCATATGTTTTTCAATACGTTTATTTCTATCTTCTTCTTGAGCCTTTTGTTGAGGATCTAAAGCATTAGAAGTATCGTAATCTACTTTAACAATGTCTTGATTAGGTATAAGTGCAGGATAAGCACGACTATGGAACTGTAATGCTGCAATAGTAACTAATGGAAATTTAATATTAGAAGCATTACTCCAAGGGAATGATTTAGCTTCTGCTACTTGTAGAGCTAACTTCATTGCTGACTCTACACGTTTTTCCCATTGTGATCTAGACTCTTTGTCTAACTTAAATTCTGTAACTACTTTAGAACCAATAGTCGTAAGGTCTTTTGCATCTAACATCTCAGCAATGTTAGGTGAGTTTACTATTTTATTAATATTTAATTTTACGTCTAGTTCCATTTAATATCCTGTAATTTGAGAACGTCCATCTTGTTGAGAGTTACGTTTAGCATTTTGATATTCATACTCATACTCATCTTCTGGAGTATCAGCTTCTTGTACTTGGTCTACAATTAAACCTAACCAACTTAATGCATCCACTTGGTCATCATGTCTAGCTTTAGGAAATCTAACCATCTCTTCTTCTAGATCTGGATACCATGGAGCACTCTTGTCAAACTTTACACCACCAGCTCTAAACCTTGCTTGAAAAGATCTAGCTCTAGTTTGTTTATCTTTTGTAGGAGTCATTGGAAATAGACTCATGTATTCTTGTCTTGCTAATTGCTCTCTTCTTAGAATAGGTCCTAATGCTTTTTCAATAGCACCCTTTTCTGTTACAAAGTAATTAGGTTCGTATTTCTTTTGTACTGCAAACATCTCTTCGACAATCTCTAAGGAATCCCATCTTCCTCTTCGAACATCAACTATGTTCATAATACCTTCTGAGTCAATACCACCAATAGCAATGACAGTATAATCGCTACGTTCTCTAGTAGATATGGCGAAGTCAATTGCAGCGTAGTAAGTAAGTTTCTTTTCTTTGTGTTTAATTGCATCTAATGTAAACTTTGGTATCTCAATAAAGTCTGGTCTTTTAAAGTATGCAGTAGACTCATCTACTGGATAGTTAAGAAACTCTTGTGCATATACTTCAGGTATACCTTGCTTAGTATAATCTTCTTTTTTATCTCTAAAGAAGTCAGCTGTATATCTATCAGCCCACAGAATATCTTGATAATCTTCTGAGTGAGCTCTGTATCTAACAGATCTCCACTCTACACGTTTACGTGTTGAATAAGTTCTTAGAGACTCAACTTTAGTATAATCGCCATCATAATCGGGAGGCATAAGACGATTGAGTAAGGAATCGAGATGTAACACAGTTCCCACAATACGTACAATACCATGCTGAGCCCGACAAGGAAGAAGTGCAGCATAAAACCACCTTCTGAACTTTTCACGTCTGTCTTTTGATTGTACTTGTTCATCGCCCTCTAAGTCATCACATATGATTAAATCAGGTCGACGTTGATCCCATTTCAAACCTCGAACTCTTTGTTCTGCACCACGTACTAAAACTCTAAACTGCTCACCATCTGTAAAAGATACAATGATATCAGTTTGAGAATCTTTAACTAGTTCCTTAATACCAAAGAGATTGATAAGATCTTCGTTGTTGATCAACTCGTCTTTTAAGTCACTAAGGAAGTTAATAGCTTGTGACTCGGTATCTGAAACAATTAAAGCAAACTTCTTATCTCGAAATAAAAGAGCAGCGAGCAAGTAG